TGCCGTTAATACTGAATTGGTGACGAGTGCCATTGATGTTCATATCAAAGCCACCGCCATCGCCAAACTGAACGTTTCCATTAACGTCTAGTTTTGCACTGGCACTTGTCTTTCCAATAGCAACATTGCCCGAGCTGTCGATACGCATCTTTTCACCATCCGCACGACCAAAAATATGCTGGTCAGCGTTAGTAGTGATATCTATAAATGCAGATGATCCACGATCGTAGTGATTCAGAGTGTTGCCCGTATCGCTGCTACCTGGGTAAAACTCAAACCCTTCCGCGCCAGCGTCTGAGACAACAAATTTTCTTTGAGGCGACGTTGTTCCAATCCCCACAAAGCCAGAGCTGTTGATACGCATCTGCTCCGTTGGCGTGTCACCAGTAACCATGCAGATGTTGTAACTACCTGCATCAGAACGTGATTGAAGAACTAAGTTGCCAGTTTCATTAAAGGTGCCAGATCCTCCACCAGTCGAGCCATAAATAATTGGGGCGCTGACACCATCAGGGAATGAAGATGCTCCGTTTCGTACAGTCAAATATCCGCCATTAACTTCCAACCTACCGCTCGGGCTTGTTTGACCAATCCCGACAGCACCTGTGTCAGTGACGCGCAATCGGCTGCCGGCAGCCTGTGCAAAATCAAGAATGCCGCTCTCGAATATCTTGAAAGTGCCGTGAGCAACGTTGTCATCGCCACCGACATTCAGGCTTAAATCACCTGAAGTATTTGTAATCCAAGCTTCGCGTGTATCCGTACCATCCTTAAGTCGAATACTTGGAGTTGTAGCAGCATCGCTGTTGCCTTTAATAACAAGCAAGGCGTCAGGATCTGTATCGCCGATACCAACTTTTCCTGAGCTGTCGATACGCATCCGTTCCGTGACCGCACCAGCTGCAGTTCCCGTCGCAAATTGCAAGTAACCAGCGGCATTTCCACTGGTTGCGTTTTCTTTTCGACCTGCAATAGAAGCTACGCCGTAGTTACTAACATTTCCAATATGAGAGGTAAAGACAAGTGGCAATCCTGTGTCAGCTGCTAAAGCTGATGTGGATTGCAACATTACACCATCGCGAGTATTTACAGCTTCACTTGCTGCTGCAATATGCAAAATCTCTTCAGGCGCAGAGGTTCCGATCCCGACATTGCCCGAGCTGTCAATTCGCATCTGCTCGGTTGGAGTTGCATTTGTGTAAAAACGGATGTTTCCATAACCATTTGTTGTTCCTTGACATTTAATGTCTAAGAACTCAAAACCCGTGCTGCTATATGCGATGTCTGCCTTTGGTACTGCGCCAGAATCTCCAAAACGAATGGTGCTGTTGTTTGGAAGATGCAGTTTAGTAAGAGGATTTGAGATGCCAATCCCGACATTTCCAGCGCTGTTGATTACAGTTTTGTTTGAGCCACCAGTGCCTGTTGCAAAAACAATATCCCGTGGAGCACCGTCGGCGCGTGGTTGAAGAATTAGATGCCCAAAGTTGTCAAAAGGATATGAACCAGAGCTGCTACCAGAACGATAAATTGTTGGCTGCGAAGAGAGCCCAAAAGCAGACTCCGTACCAATAAAAGCAATTTTCCCAGCAACTGACAATCTCTCGCCTGGACTGGAATCGCCAATACCAACATTGCCAGAGCTGTCGATTACAAGACGTGTGGCGCTTGCATCAACATCTCTAATTTCAAATCCACCATTAGTGACGCCAGTCGTGCCTTGACCAAATTCAAAGTTATCTGCCGAACTTGCCCCACCGCTCAGACGAATACGAGACAAGCCTGCTGCATCATTAAGATGTAATTCAGCCTGTGGGCTTGATGTTCCTACACCTAAGAGACCCGCGCTTGTTATACGCAGCCGCTCATCACTATCTTTTGCAATTGAATAATCGCCATTGCTATGCACTTCATGAATGTACGACGCAACGCTGGTATAAGTAAGTTTTAGTTGGTCGGATGTGCCCTCAATTTGTAGTTTTGCACCGGGCGCTGTGTTGCCTATGCCAACGTTTCCGCCGGTTGTAATCATCATTCTTTGACTGCCGTTCGTGTCAAAGAACAATTCGTGATTGCTGCTCGTTCCAATATGACTATTAGTGTTTTGAGAATACATCAACAACGTGCAGTCATTAGTCGTATCTTGCAACCTGAGCGCCGGGCTAGATGCAGAACTTAAATGCAGAAGTGATGATGGATTTGACTCGCCAATGCCCACATTTCCTGCGCTTGTTATACGAAGTCGCTCACTACTGTTTGTTTTGAGACGAAGCGAGGTGGCCCCGGTGCTTTCAATTAGAGAAGCTCCACTAAAAGCACCCAGTTCTAACGAGTGAGCCGTCGAATCTGTTCGACTAACAACAATCGATGCTGAATTTGCATCAGAAACTTCAAGGGTTTTTGCATAGGTCCCAGGGCTGTTAGGCGACGTAGTACCCACGCCAACGTTCCCTGAGCTGTCAATGCGAACATGATTATTGAAGTTCATCGGTTGATTGAACGTCCAACAACCAGTGCTGTTAACCCAGGTAATGGTTTTATCGGTTGCACCTTTCAGCGTGATGCCGCCGCCATCTGCAGTTGTATTGCTGGGCGTAGAAACAGTGGCTAGCTGAATATTTTTGTCTTCAACCACCAAATTAGTGGTCTCAATGGTTGTAGTCGTGCCCAGAATCGTCAGGTTGCCTGGGACTGTAACTCCAGAGCTTTGGATTAGCAGTGCCTGCGATCCACCAACAGAAACAGCAAATTGATCCGCGCTAGGGCGATAGATGCCTGTGTTTTTGTCGCTATCAAATGAAAAAGCTGGTGCGGACACAGTCCCGTCACCTGCATTCTCAAGCAGATCAGCAACTGTTACCTTTTTGGTCTCGTTATCGCTAAGACTTACGAGCGGCAGAACGTCAGAGCTGGACGGATCAGTTTGAGCCGTCAGTTCGGTGATCTTGACTTGCGCCACGCTAGCCCTACTGCAACTTTTGCTGCTGTAACTCTAGCGTTTTACTACCAAGTGCTCAATGCAGCCCGTTTCCAGGTGTTAGTCGCTGTGCAGACGTATAAGTAGTTTGCGTCCCATGCAATCTCGCCAGCAGTGCCTGTTGCACTAGCTGATGCCGGCGTATGAGTCGGAATGATTGGGCGAGAACTCAGCGTTACGTTTGCAGCGGTAATCGCTGCCATGACCGTCAAAGTGCCAGCGCTTTGAACCTGCAGCTCAATCTTGCCGTCCTCCGTCGCATCACTAGCGTCGACAATGACAGCTTGAATCGCCGCATAATCAATTGGACGCTGTGCTTCTGTTGAGTCGTCGTTGTTGCCCCTGAAGAAGATAGTGCTTAGCTCGTCATTGTCTTGACCAGCAGCAGCATTCCTGTGGCGATACATCCTGATGTCCGCTCCAGAGGCGGCATCTGCATTGGCGCATTCAATGCGAACCGCTTCAGTGCTTGCATCAGTGATATGAAGCGGCGATTCAGGCACAAGCTCATTGATGCCGACCTTGCTCTCTTGCAGTCGTACAACAGTCGCAGGACTGCCTGCTTTCGTTACGACAAAATCAAGGCGTCCGTCTTCGCTGCTGTTGCTTGCATCAGCAATGCTTGCGGTAACTTCTGCGTAAGATTGTGCGCCGCCAGCATCATCCTCGCCTCGGAACTCAAGCGTTCCAAGAACATCGTCATCAGCAGGTGATGCAGAGTTGCGATACAGAACAACATTTGGACCTTCGCTGGCTCCAGCTTCGCTGTTTTCAATGACTACATCGTCACCACTAGTGGTCTTAAACGTATGCAGCTGAGCAGCCGCCGTTCCATCACCAATCTGAAAACCTGCGGTGGTGAATTTTGAATTGAGCGCATCGCCCGTGCTGACTGCAATCTCATCCTCAGCACTACGGAAGAATCCAGTCGCATCACTATCGCCAGTGAAGCCAAGAGATGGAGCGGTGACGCTGCCGACCGGGACCTCGGTCAACAGTGTTCCGTACTCAATCTTTTTGTTCTTATCGGCGTTATTGGACTCCGAGACGTCCAGCACCAAAAATTCATCGTTTGATGCTGGTGCCGTCAGCTCAGTGAGTTGAGATAGTTTGCGATCAGCCATCAGTTGCCAGCCTCCAGGGCAGCGACCTTAGTCTCCAGCGTTTCGATGCGGTCCATTGCCTCTTGCAATGCCTTGACAGCTTTCATGTACAGCACAGAGTAGGAAACTGACTTTGTTGTTCCAGTCAGGTTGCCGTTAGCGTCTAAGTCATCTGTCTCTTTTACCAAACCTGGCGAAACCGCTTCAATCTCTTGTGCAACCACACCAATCTGGGTATGGGTTGAAAATCCAGTGCTTTCCTTGAATCTAAAGTTCCGAACGCGAACACCTTTGATGTCTTCCCATTGGGAACTGGCATCAACAATGTTTTCTTTTAGCTTGCTGTCTGAAACCTGCCCATAGCTGTTGTTGGTGTTTTTAAGATCGCCATCTCCCTCAACCTCCAGCTTGCCACTGCCTCCATAAACCTCAAATACTTGTGCGCTTGCTCCAACGTTTCTTTGAACATAATGAATGCCAGTGTTGTTGAACTTATAGCCGTTCTGACCTATTCCAGAAGTGTTGTTGTTAATTAGATCGCCGTCAATTTGCAGTTGAGCAGTGGTCTTAATGTTGCCAGCAACGTGCAAAAGCTCTGTTGGGGTGGCCTCTCCAATGCCACACTTACCATCGGAAAGTATCGTCAGCCTTGTGCTGTTGTTAGTGTCAAAAGCCAACTTGTCCGCATTGTTGTCATATTGAATTTTGCCAATGTTTGTGTCGCCAGTGTCCCCAAAACGAATTGTGCAAGTGTTGCTGCTGCCAGCCGTGACTTGGAATACAGCGTTTGCAGCATTGGCAAGATGTAGATCTGCCTCAGGGGCAGTGGTCCCCACTCCCACGTTGCCCGTTGAATCGACCGTAAGCCGATCAGCACCGCTGGTAACGATGCTGAGCTTGTCAGCAGCATTGCGCCTCAAGCCCAAGCTGGTGTCGCTTGCGAAAGAAATGGAAGGCTTTGCCAGAGTTCCATCCTTTGCCAACAGCTGACCATTAACTTCTGCGAGCGTGACCCAGCCATCATTTGCAGCATTGCGCTGTTTAATGAGGGCCGGATTTACGCTTGTATCAACCCAGTACTGGTACGCATATTTCGTTGCAGGCTCAGTTGAACTGCTGTTTTGGCTGACGATGGCAGCCAAGGCATTGTTCAAATCTGCCCTAAAGCTGGCTCCGCTCTGATTGTCAATGACGTAATCGTGCGTAGCCATTTTTAGGTCTGTTCAGAGCCAAAGCCCGTGGCTGCATACTCGAACTTGCGATCCACTGACGAATTACTGGAATCCTTGAAGTGGACCGTGAAACCAGCGCGAGTCACGGATGTAAGTTCATAATAGTCCCCACTGAGGAGATTGAAAGCCGCGACGCCAACGGTCGGTGGCTTGTGGAATGCATTGGTGAACGTCACTTCCTTTGCAGCAGCGCCAGAATCGATCAAATCGCTTCTTTCGGTGCGAGGGGGGAGCGAGACCTCAACGCCTAGCTCGTCAATCACTGGGGTCTGATCTGCGCTGTCAGTCTCAAGCTCGGCCTTGAACTGGAACGTGCGGCCAACAAACGTGCTGTTCCTCAAGACCCTCCACTCACTAAAGGCAATAGACAGCTCTTGGCGAAAGTTGCCTCCATCCTCAAGCAGCAGGAAATCAGAGTCTTGCTCTAATTCAACCTTGTCCTCAGACTGTGCGTCGTCGCTGGCACGGAAGTAGACAGTTGCGTTCGTATCTTCAGCCTCCGCTCCGTCAATGCTGACCCAGGTGTCGATAAAACCAACAATGTCATCAAATAAATTGCCAAGGTAGACAGGCGAATTGTTGATAACGCTCTCTAGGTTTACGCCAAACTTTCCACCAAGGTCCAGCAAAGAACTCAACTCATACTCACCAACAGACGCACGGGTTCCTATGAAATCCATAGAGCCAATGCCTGCATTCAACGTGTCACCTGACTGAGTGATTAGCTCATCTCCGCCTTGCGTCAAAAGATCTTTGAAGAGAAAAATGAATGTGTCTACATTTCCTGTGATTTCTTCGTCCCACAAGGCATCTCCATCAAGGACTAGACCTTGATAGACATCGTCGTAAAAAACGCCGCGACGAAAGCTGCCGTTATTGAAGGTGGATCTGATTGACATGCTTATGCCTCCTAGGTTGCAATGTTGACATTTTCACGGACATTAAGCACTTCAAGCTTCGGGTCTGCGTCTGGGATATTCAGCTCAACGGTGACCGGAGTATCGCTTTTCTTTTTTGTGACATCGTCTCTAAGCTTAATCAAATAAGTTCCGCGTAGGCGAGGGACTTGAACGCTGGTGTCTGTGACCGACACTTCTTTTAGCTTGGTTGTTCCTGCAAACGTAGCTGTGCCGCCCGTTTTCTCCGAATGCCTAATAATTGCAGTGAGGTTATTGAGTCTTTGATTTTTAGGCGGCTTAAACTCAAGAATCGCAGTCCTCTTGCCCCTAGGCGTTACTGTCAAATCTCGCACGTTAGGCACAATTTGCGTAACCGTCTTGTTCTCTTCACCCGAGATCTCTTGCGCAAGGTTTGGCACAATCGCTGTTGCCTTTGCATAACGAGACTTTTTTACTGGAAATCCAGCAGCGCCTACCGCTCTTACTTTCACCTCGAGCGTTTTTCCTGGCTTAACGTTATCAATCACAAAACTCGTTGAAGTAGTGCTTGCTTCCTTAAAGTCACCTTTGCCGACTCGATATCTTATGTCGAAAGATGCGCTAAATCCACCGTCCCCTCTTGTCCACGAGACAACCGCTCGGTTGGTCACGCCACCGTCCTTTTCAATCCTTTGGAAGTCGATTGGCATTAGATCTCAGGGATTCCGGGCTTTTCGTCTAAAGTTGTTACATCTTGGAACTCAAGAGGCCTGCCTTGCTCCACAGCAGTGTAGATAGTGTCATTAAATTGTACCGCCACAACAGCAAAAGTCCCATCTCCATTGTCTGAGACAGAAAGACAGCGAAATTTTTCTTCTTTTACGCTGTCCTTGCTGATTGAGTAAACGGCATTTAATAACGGCTGCGAGGTAAAAGCGCTTTGAACAACGATTGTGCTACCGCTAGAGCTGTCTGGATTGATGTCTCGAGTTTCAACTGTTCCGTCTCTTAAAACGCACGTCAGCTTGGGGGAGTCATTTGAAGACAAACTGTAAGTCTGGTCCACAACAACAGTCGTTGTGCTCGCGCTGCTGATGCGACCAGACAATCGTTGGTTTGCACGCAGCTCGTCCTGAATAGCAAAAACCTGACCTGGGAAAACCAAAGCCCCATCAAGGCCAACAGCGAAAGTGACTGTATTGGCATCCAGCTCTTCAGACTTCATCATCCAACGTCCCATGCGCTCAGCCTGAGTCTTAGACGTGCAGCCAAAAGCCAAGACTTCCTTGACTTGATAGCCATACTTTGTGATCAAATCTGCGTCCTCGATGCAGACAATGTTTGGCTTGTAAAGGTTGTCCGGATCGCTGTAGCGAACTTTGATGCTAGTACTGCGCGTTTTCAGCGATGACCCGCTGTAGTTGAACATTCCGCCAACCACGTTTGAGTTTGAGAAAATATGAACTGGGTCAATATTTGTGCCATCAAGATTTCCGTGATCCGCTGCAAGCTGAATCGTGTTTGACTGCCAATACATCATGCCTCTAAAGACGCTGGCAAAGTCTTGTAGAACAGTGAACGCCTCAGCCTGCGACGAGACCTGTACATTGCAAGCAAAACGTGGCTCTCCGTCGACCAGCTCGTTTGCGTACTGACACAACGGGTAAAGATCAACCCAGCTTAAATTTGTCTCGTCAATAAAATGGCCAGCTCCATACCTTTTATTGGTAAGCAGGTCATAAAAAATGCAGACAGGGCATGTCGTGAAGTATTCTTTCTTTGACAAAGAGCCGTTAAAGTTGCCAACAAGCCTTAGGCTTCCGTCATCTCTAACGTTTTCCTCGGCGTTTTTTGGAATCCTTACCTTTCTTCCCCTTACTAAATACGCTCTAGTTGGCAGACTTTGAAACTCTGCTGTAGAAATGCTCATGCCGACTAGCGCAGAATAGTTGTAGCCAAGTTTGGTGTCAAAATTTTCAACAACGGAGGACCATATAAGAGTGTTTGCCCTGCCAGACTCAAGAGGCGTTTGCTTGTCCTCTTCCTCAAACTCGTCAAAAGTGGCACTAAAAATTTGCCCATCAATTTCGCCAGCGCTTAGCTGGGAACCATTGTTCTTTTGACCGTGCGAGATAAATCCTTGAAATCTTTTTTGTGGATACTTGCGAACCCTTACGTCCCACGGGCCTTCACCCTCCAACTCAATGCCGGATATTTTGTATTGATAGTTAGACGTACTTATGCCTTCAATGTAAAAAAGATTACCCTCCCCGTTCACCTTAAAGTCTTCGCTTATCTTGGTCACGTCCGCTTTTTTAATTATTTTGTAGCGAGAAGCGTTTTTATTTTTAACTGCAACGTCAAAAAATATCCGCGCATCAAACAACTGCCCTCTCACCAACCCCTCTTGAGCTGTGGAGAAAAGTCTTGGCACTGTAAAAATCAAGTCAATGCTATCAACCTCAACGTCGTCGACGGTAACTACCAGCTCTCCTGCTCCATAGTTTCTTGACTTTACTTTGTTCTTGGATTCTCTTTCGGTATAGCTGGTTATAAACTCTGCAACATTGTTTTCGTCCCTAAAGGTGTTGCCAAATGGCTTGCCAACATTTATTACTTGACTTGTTTTGTATCCACTAGTTCTTAAACGCCTTTGCTGGCTAGAGCCCTGAGCAAACTCATAAGCCACATTTTCTCTTGGAACAGTGTTCTCGCCGTCCGAGGACTTAAGTGGAGTTTCGTCAAGGTAAACACCTTTCCGGCCACCCTCAATGCCATCAATAGGCCCCTCACACAAGAGATCAAGAATCCTAATTACAGATGCAGAATTAAGTCCCATGGTTACAGCTCCGTAAGGTCCTCGGTATTGTTTTCGCTGTCGTTGCCGAACTGATTGTACCCGTAACCTCTGACAACCAATTGGCCGCCGCTATCCTCAGCATCTGTGTCAATTATTCTTACATTCAACTCAACAGTTGTGTCAGAATCCTCCTCCCCTAAGGTTGCATATGTGATTGCGTGAGCAAACTTGAAGACGTCTGTTTTTTTCAACAAACCTTGAATTGTTCCCCTAACGGTGGCCGCTATTGGGTCCTCTCCAGGATAGTCATCCTTAGAGATTCTAATCTCATAAGTAACAAACGCGGGCACCATTTGCCCACCAATGACATTAAAAAGGCCATTGTTTAACTCAAATAGTATTTGAAGATTTTCCCGACGAGTGCTCCCCTCGGCTTCCAAGGACTGCACTTCGTCAGACCTGACGTTATCTGTTTGATTGAACCTTATTACAGTGTTTGGCGTTGTCTTCAGTGCGGTGTGTCCTGACTGATTAGCGAGCCTTACGTCAGGATCAGCCCAGGTCCTTGTCCTCAGGCCGTTCAATGCCTTGAACTTGTTTCCAGGTTTTTCACCATTTATGGTGATCGACCTTGCCCCGGTAAGGCTGAAGTACTGACCTGTTGGGTCGCTTTCATTGGCAACGTCAACGCGAGAAGAAAGCAAATGGCTGCCAATCAAAAGCTTTCCATAGACAAGAGGCACTGTTGCTCCGACACCAACGGTATTTGCAGGGCCGGAAAAGGCATATGACTGCTGCCCAGACGTGGCGCGAGAAACACCTTGTGGCCCTGTGGCGTTTGTGTTTTCCCCTGGTGCAGTTCTGTTGTCAAGATTAGGGATTGTAGGTTGAGGAGACAGAAGAGAAGCCGCTCCACTAAAAAGCAAACCTGTTCCAATAACACCAAGGGAGATAGACATCGCCGCGTTTAAGCCACCAGCGCCAGCTATGCCCAAAAAGCCCATTGCAGCAGACCCTGCAACAGGAGCAAAGACAATTGCTGTCGCAATCAACGCTGCTCCTATAAGGACCTGTCCTATACCTAGCCCCTTGCCTCCACTGCCAGCAATCACAGGTGCAAGCACTAAGTCATTTTTGCCCAATGGCAAATGCAAATCGTCATACCCAAGGAAAGCTCCAGCTTGGACCAACGTATAACCGATGCCATGCTGATGAGCCTCAGCTAACTCCTTCTGCAGTGCAGGATGATTGATGCATAGCAACTTGATCGCCTCTGCTGGAGAGCGCAAATTGAAATAGACGTGCTCTGAGCCGTAACGCTCGCCTAAATCATCCAGCAACCTGACGGTCTGCTGCATATCGAAAGACCGCTGCGACTCTAGAGACATAGTATCTCCCAAACGGCTCCACCGCACTCAGCGAATCTTGTCGCTGGTGCAGAATTTTTTGATCTGGCAGCAGGATTGCCGCATGCATTGGGGATGCAGTTCCAAGACGCATAATCAACACATCGCCTGGCTTTCTGCTGCTGCACTCAACCTGACGAAACCCATGCACCGGCATTTGCTCAAGAAAAATGCTGTCGCATGCTTCCAAGTCATCAGGTCGCTCAAAATCAGGCAACTCAACTCCTTGCAGTTTGAACCAATCACGCATCAACGTGAAGCAATCAAACTTGCCGTATTCCCATTGCCTGCCGATCAGGGCGCGATAGTTGACCATTGCTTGTCCGGAATGCTCCAAATGTGCCACAGAACCTTCGTCCCAGCGCAAGCACGCTTATCAGCTTCACTCGCTAAGCCACCTTCAGGGTGTGAATGCACTATGGCTTCAACCGTTCCAAAAAACGCTGCCGTTGCGTAGTCTCGCGGATCAATCGCAAAATCAGCGCAGGGATTATCTGCAATGTTGCGGCAAGGCCAATATTTACCGTCAACGACCACACCACAAGCTTCTTTTGGAACGCACCGCAATGCGTGCTGCTCAGCATCAGACCTGAAGTCTTGCACCTGGAAATCCTCCAAACGGGAGCAGCTCACCTGGGTGTCGCAACTCACATGCTGTTAAATTTTTAGCGCATTGATCCACCGCAGCATTTGGACCATTGTTGTTCAAGTCAAACCTATTTTTACCGCTGTACCCACATTCCGTGCCCTTGTAAATCCACGGGCAATGCTCAACAACTTGCCTTGCAGGCAAGCGCAAATTGGTCAGGTCGAGCTTGCCAACCAACTCAAATTCAACGACTTGCATGTTCTCGGTTGCGACACGATCGATATACCAAGACTCAGGACCGCCATTGAACATTGCTGTTGGATCAGCCGCAGATTCACCATCAAGAAACTTTTTGCAGGTCCGAATACGCTTGACCTCCGCCTGAAGTGGATTATATGAATTCAGCAACCCCGTAACGAAACCGTCAGCATTGGCAATCTTCATGCTGGGGCGAGGCAAGGTGCCTTTTGTTGTCACCTCGAACCCATCGACTTCAATTGGAATAGCCGTGTAAGAAAGGCTGTTAAATACGATCGGGCCAGACACTGCATTTGTTCCAGCGTGAAAGTAATAAACAGCATCGACGCCATTCACGGCAGCCGTCAAATGCAGCTGGAATAGCTCAATAATTGCCGACGGCTCAAGCGAATGAAGTTCTCTTTCTACCTTGTTGGGGGTTGTCGTCATGGCTCAAACACCTGCTCAAAGGTTGCCGTGATATTAAATAGGTTTGAATATGGCATCGTCTTAGTCCAAGCCTTGCAAATCCAAACGTAACTTGTCGTCTCGTCAGGTGGCGACCAATTGAACGCTTCAGCTCCGCCCCTAGCTTCTAAAAAGTCCTCAATGCTATTTGCGTCTGTAGCATTCCTGTTCTCCCAGGACAAATCCCAAACTTTCGGATCTTGATTGATGCCAAACGTTGAACGCTGCGAATACCCTGACCCGAACTGAGCCATTCGCACATTAGGCTGCGCTTTTTTGCTTGCGCCGTAGTCAGGATCAATGCTGGGGAAAGTCTCTGCGGCCATTAGCTCAAGATTCCTCCAGGTCGTTTTTGCTTGATCAACTCAGCCTGCACAGCAGCGCCAATGGCCAAGCCGAGAGCTTTACTTTCTCGACCATCACCTTGCACGCTAGAGCCTGAAGCGTCAACGTTGACCACGATATCAATATCGTTTGATTTTGCTCCATGCGCCTCCACACCAAGCTTGCCGCTTGGCCCTCTTGTCAAAGGCATGATCGCTTCTGGCCCAGCTTCTCCCATCAGGCCAAAACGATCGGCTCCACCAGATGCGTACTTAAACAAGGTTGGCTTGGTGACTAGGCCGCCCTTAGCAAAGGGCACGATGCCATTTTTCCCAATAGCAACACCATCTCCAGCAATCAACGTAGAGGGGACGATATCAGGCATCGTTGTGTTGTAGCCTCCGCCCGCTGAAGGCAAGATTTTGGCTAGTTGGTTCAAGATAACAATTGTGATCATCTTGGAAATAATTTGCTTCGCCAGGTCCAAGAAGAAGTTGCCAACAGACCTGAAGAAATCAGCCAGCGCTTGCTTGGCAGACTTCGATCCACTGATTGCGTCGGTGAATGAAGTCACAAACGCATCTCCAATCGTGGTTGCAGCACCTACCACCATGCTTATTGGATTCATCAACCCCTCAAGGTCATCCCGCAGTTGACGAACAGCCTGCTGCATTCCCTCCGCAAAGGTTGGATCAATGGTTTGACGATAAAGATCAGTTAACTCGCCCACGCGAGGATCGTCCTTGCCAAACTCTTTTTCTTTTTGCTGCCTAAAGCG